GTCTGCTTTAAGTGTCTCGGTTATCGTGTAACCTCTTGCTGATGCAATAGCCTCGATTTCATTAACTGTAAGTTCCTCAAGTTCTGCCTGGGTGAATGGATACTTAAGTTCCTGCTCATCCAGGAAGTCGTTGATAATCTCTTCAGTAGTATCCGATTCTGCTCCTATTGTGTAACCTCTCTGTGTTGCAAGAGCAAGGATATCAGAATCAGACATTGCGCCGAGTGCTGTTGCATCAAGATAACCAGTGGTCTGACTAGAGTTACCGCCCTGATTGCCACTTCCACCAGAGCTATTTACCCCACCGGCTCGATAGCTGTAAGCTCGCCCTTATAATCCTCAACCGCAAAACCAACTTCGATTGTCAGAAGCTCATTCTGTGAGAACTCCGGCATAGGAAGTCTCTGAGGGGGCTGTGCAACTACATAGAATCCATTAGTTGCATTAGGAATCCAAACCTCAAACCATGTCTTAAGGTTAGATGCCTTTGCTGTGTTGTAAGCTGAGATCATTGTCTGAAGCTGTGTTGCTACTTCAGCTGTGTAGTTAAATGTAATTGTCCACTCACCGCCTGAATCCTGTCTGCCTGCGATATATTTCGTGATATAATCTTCAAGAGCTGAAGCGTCGATAGTCTCTGTGGACAACTCGATACCAGCAATCGCATTACATCTTTCAAGCTGTATGAATGCTGCGGGCTGTGTTCCTGCAACAGTCTCAACGGCGTATCCAAATTTAACTCCTAATGTGGACAGACCTGCCTCTTGAACTGCCATATTTTCTCCTTTCTGCCATAAATGGCATTAAAAAAAGAGGATTGCTCCTCTCTTCGTTTTATCTATGAAAAGCTCTGTTGAGCTAAATCATTCATCTTGCGGTACTAATTCTCTATCACCGCTTGCAATTACTCTGTTAAGTCTTGTAATCGCAATATACTTCTTATCTGACGTTCTTGGATCAGGAAACGTTTCAACATTAAAATGCAGTTTTTTCATTTGCTGAATGCCTGCGGTTATGATGTTACGACATTCTTTTTCAGACTTGTCGGAATAAACGACAAGTTCAAAAGTGCAATTGATGCCATTGACTGTATCATTGGTCAAATCCCTTCCAACCTCATACGGAGGCAACATGTGTACGTACATAGTAGGGAAATCACCGACAAGCTCAAGCGATTCTTCCTGATTGGATGTTGTACAGGTAAGATTCGGATAAGGTGCTGATGTCTTTTGTACAAGCTCGTACTTAAGAATGGTCAATATATAAGATTCAATTTTGGCATACCATGTTTCATCTACCATCTGTTCTGAACACCTTTCTTGCTACGTTATAAATCTGCTCGTACATCTTCATTTCAGCATGGTACATTGGCTGAGTAGGTGTTACGCCACTCCACCTTGTCCATATGTACTCTCCCGTACTAGGATCTAATTTCTTAACCCACCACGAACCATCAAAAGCATGAGTCTGTCCAGGGAAAGTGCCTTGTCCAACACCTCCTATGTCAAAAGGAACTCTTGCATAGTTTGCACTACCAAACTCAGCAAAAAGAATAGGACTAATTGCAGCTGTTTTAATATTATCCTTATCATAATATTCCCACTGTGCAATTATCTTTTGAGTATCTTCACCTACAAGATACCCGATAGTCGTAATTCCACCTTTTCCTTTTTTATAGAAGGTAATGTACTTCCCATATCCGTTTTCGCTTGCTCTTTCTTCAGCTACTTTTATTCCGATATTGAGAAGTTCATACACAAACTGCTCATTTTTAGCAGCCAGGCTATCGCGATATGCTTTTAGCTGACCTATGGCATGACCTACACTTTTCTGATTAAGATATACTTCAATTTTCATTGTTCGATACCGCTTGCATCATTGCCTTCCAAAAGAGCTGTCCTTCATTCATGACACCCATAACCCTGAAATCAGCAGATGACGGATCTATCTCATCATCAATGTACTTTATCTCTGACTGCTTCCAGATAAGAGTGCCGGTCCTGAATGGATATTGTCCTCTTTTATAAGTCATCTTAGCATCAGCCATATTCTGCGTTCCAAATGCCTGTAATTCGTTTTCTGTAAGCTGTCCTGAGATTGAGTTAAAAAACAATATAGGCTCAGAATATTTATCCTTAAATTCACCCGTTTCAACAGGTATTCGCTCTCCGGCATGGATTCTATATATAATATTCCCATTATCATCCCGTTCATAGATAGGCTCTTTCCCTATAAGAAGTGCATAATACATACGCTGCTTTATTCTTCTTGCAACTCTCATAAGCCCTCCTTATCTTGAGATAGGATAAACTCCGTTAAACAGACTATCTCGCTTGATGTACTCGATTCTTGTGCCATCAGCACTATAAATAGACTGTCCTTCAGCTCCTACCTTGTTGTAGTCATATCTTGCTACTGCCTCTATGTTGGTATAATAATTTAGCATATCATTCTCAACCCATGCTTCGGCATAGTGACTAGGATAATTTCTCGCCCGTTTGACATCACGATATGCTCCATCGACTTTCAGCCTTAAAAGAGTTTCATTTACTTTGTCAGATTGAGAATCATCTGCATTTATCTCCGCTTTTAAGTTTTCAAAAATCTCATCAAGCATCTCATTCTTTGTCATAATCACAACCCCAGTTTTTCAATAAGATCATTTCTTATATCAACAGCTTCCCTATCCTTAACATCAATATCATTCTGCCTTGCAAGAGATTTAAGCTTCATGTAAGGCATTTTCATGATGTCCTCTACTGTATATTCCTTAGCTTCCTCAACTTTCTTTTCCTTCTTTACACTTGTGTTTGTAACACGTTTTATAAGCGCAATTCTCTGGAAATTGTTTCCACTAAGAAGATCCTTTATTCGCGCATCCGAAACGGTAAGCCCATCACGAGGGTAAGTATCACCCTCGCGATAAGCATAATCGTTATCCTGCGCATCAGTAAAAT